CGTGACCGAGACCGAGCGTTCGACAATTCTCGAACGAAAGGCCTGGGACGACTGGGCGGAACGCTGGGAGCGGAGGGAATGATGCTGCGCCGGATCGCGGTCATCGAACCACGTAATCAGAGGTTGTTCTATAAGACGATATCCGACCGGGACATCAGCCGCGCCGCCGGGCCGGAACTGACGGCGCACACGGTTATTAAGCACAACGAGCCGAGCTACGGTCTTTTTTGCAATGCGACGATGCAAGCGACAGCACCGGAGTATTATGGTTTGAACGGGCAGTTATGCCATGGGCCGGGCGTCCTTTACGCCTTTGATCAAGAGGGAGCCACGGTCGATATCCCGCGCTCGCATCCTCAGCCGCTGTGGCTGGGGCCGCTCGACAACGCCATCGCCGCCGCCAGCGCCGGCATGATCTTCAAGAAGGGAGAGTAAATGGCTATCATACTGGAAATTCAAATGGATAACGTCAAACACCATCTGGTGATGCCGGATATGGAAACGGCCAAAGAATGGCTGGCCAAGATCGAACCTCACGTTGGCGTCCGCTTCAAGAACCGTGAGACCGAGCAGATGCGGATACCCTCAATCGAGGGCGAGACCGTTATCTCCCTGGAACATATCATCAGCGCGCGGGCGATCGACGGGAAGATTTACCAAGACGCGGTCGCCGAGGAGCGGATCGCCGAGCGCACCGAGTTCGCGAACATCTTCCGCAAAGTAGACGGGGAAATCTGGGAGAAGATCGTGCGGGAGATACATCGTGGATGAGAAGTTCATTGTCGCCGAGATATCAAAAAACTGGCCCGAGAGCGACAACGACACCATTGCCTGGAACAAGGGCCAGGACGCGGTCAACCACCAGGGCATGCGCCGGCTGCTGGCGCAGCGCTTTGAGGACGTGATCAACCGCAACTGGCATCGTGGGTATACGCTTCACGACTGGAAATTCACTCAGCATTGGAGCTATGACGAGACAAACGAAACGATCATCGCCGTCTTTGAGCGCGATGCGCGATGACCGACGAGGAAATCTTCCGCTTGTTCTGCTCGATCCAGGCGGACATCGCGATCCTGCGCCAGGAACACGATATGAACTTGGCTACGCTCAATCGGCTTGGCACCGGTCTTTACGAATTGACCGACGAGATAAAGAACATCAACCACGTGCTAAAGCGGCTGCTGCGTCTGCACATGGCCAAGGGAGAGAAGCTGTGAATGATTACATCCCTTTTGACTTCGGTACATGGCGACAGATAGACGGGCTGGATTGTTTCCGGCATGGGATGCAGGATGGCGGGCCGGTTTTCAACATACAGCCGCATGTGGACGAGAAGGCCACGGCCCGGCGCTATTGTGGCCTCTGCTTGCTGGAAGCGCTCGACCGGGTCTGCACGCATGACTAGCCCGCCATGGAGCTATCCACGCGGCAGGACCAAAGCGAACCGCGAGTTATTCGATGCGTGGCTCATCCTCGCGGAGCGCGTTAAGGGGATGAACTCGATTGTCCAGAACGACATGATGCTGTCGATGGACACATTGGACGAGTACGAGAAGCAAGCTGGTCTCCTCTTGCTGGACATCGCAACGCTGACACGACGCACGATGCGCCATTTGCACAGCGAGGACTGATGAACCGCTTCAAGCGCGCGACCACTTCCTGCCTTAATCGTTGTATCAAGCTGCGCGAATTGAATGCGCCGCGACTCTTGGTCCGCAACGAGCAACTGTTTTTGTGGTGCCTGAGGAGGATGCGGATCGTTGGCTATGATCCAAAGCACGTGGCCCCCTGCGATGTCCCCGGCTTCAAAAGCAATTACCACAAGTTCATCAAAATCCACGAAGAAGCTGAACTGACAGAGACACGACATCTCGACGTTTATCTGGCAGGTCTTGTCGATCTATAGGGGGACTGGAATGAGTTGCAACGATCTACTTGCTCTGGAACTATTGGTCTCTGGAAGAGCCAACCAACCCAATCGCAACCGAACGGCGCGCGCAGAGCGGATCGTTGATGTTGTGCTCGCCGAATTTGGGCAAGCGCTGATCCGCAAAATATCGATCCGCGACGCGATGGTGGCGGCATGTGCCGCCGCTTTGATCGATAGGGAGGGCCAAACGCCCTGCTTGCCGGCGCTTGCCAGCAACGAGGCGTGCCAGCCGGACGAGTCATTAAAGCGTTGCACGATTTGCGGGTTTGTCATTGATACGAAATTCGCCGCTGAAAAGCCGACTGTGAGGAAATGAGTTGGAACTATCGGGACGGCCTCAGACGCTGGCGGCAGAAGCGCCACCGGCAGATCGATATCGACATTCTCTGGCCAGCGGTGCGTGATCACGGTTTGTCCCTGCCCATGGCCCGTGAAGCCTTCCGGCTGCACATAGCACTGGACCCGGATTGGCGCGCGCTGACACCAGAAGAACGCGACAAGATTATTGATGGATTACAGTAGAGTATTGTCAACAAACAAAAGAACTTCTGTATTTCAACCAGTCCAAACCGTTTTTCCCCTGGACATCAAGCAGATGCGGCTGTAATGCGAAATCCCGGGTCCGCCTCCAAGCGGCTCTGCGGTAGCCACCCCGAAGCCTCCCTCCTCTCAGCCACAGAAGTTAAAAGAGCGTAAAGCATGCCGCGACCAATCCTTGTGCCTAAGGGCAGACGGCCAGCGTCAAGGAAGGCCAAGGATGCTGCCTTGCTTCAGAAGCGTCGCAAGTTCGCGGCTGAGTTCATTCGCTTGCGCAGTCAAGGCACGGCTGACGCGGACGCGATACGGCAGGCGGCGATCAATGCCGGCGTCAAGCCGTCGAGCGCCTCATCGACCGGGCATCAGATGCTCAAGGTGCCGATCGTCCGCCAGACCATCGAGCAAGCCTTCCAGCGGGCCGCTGAGCGGGCAAAGATCGATAGCACGGCGATCATGCAGTATTGGCACGACATCGCCACTGCCGAGCTTCCGCTGCCTCCTGCGGGGCCATGCCGGAACTGCTGGGGCGAGGACCACCAGTACCAGTACACGCTGAACGAATACCGCAGCGCGATGCGGAAGCACACCAGCGAGCAGCTAAAGAAAAGTCCGCATCTGCGCGTCCCCTTTGACGAACTGGGCGGCATCGGCTTTGACAGGAATAAGCCGCCGCATCCGCTCTGCCCGGAGTGCAATGGGCAGGGCCGCAACTACATGATGGTGCTGGACCGCGACAAGCTGACGGTGGGGCAGCGCATGGCGGTGGACGAGGTCCGGGTTCATAAGGATGGATCGGTCAGCCTCAAGATGCGCGACCGCTCACGCGCCATGGAAAATCTGCAATCCCTCATGGGCTTGGTCCAGCCGAGGAAGCCACTGGAAGTGATCGATCCGCAGCGCCCGATCGAGGAGAATGTGGATATCCTCATCCAGACGGCGATCGACCAAGGGCTTGTCGATATGCGCCAGCCCGCCTTACTGCCACCGGTCATAGAGCATGATGGAAGTTCCGAGCAACTGGCCGACGCTGACGCTGCCTGAGAAGCTCGAACTTCTCAAGAGCATCAAGGGCCGGCTGATCGAGCTAAAGCGCAATCCGGAGCGCCACCTACAGGACTACCGTGGCGATCCCGTGGGCTTTATCCAGCAAGGGCTGGGACAGGCTAGAGAACCTAGCTGGGCCGGCTGGATGACGGTGATCAAGGCGGCATTCGGGAAGCCGCTCGATCCTACTGAATATCGGTTCTTTCAGGAGATTGCCGGGGGGCGGCGACCACCGGAGAAACCAGTCAAGGAACTTTGGTGCATTGTCGGCCGCCGTGGGGGCAAGGACAGCGTCGCAAGTTTAATCGCGACATATCTCTCGCGCTTTGCCGACACGACAAGGCTGCGCTTGGGGGAAGAGGGGATCACGGCTTGCCTCGCGACCGATCGCGACCAAGCCGAAATCGTATGGAAGTATTGCCGGGGATACTTCGAAGCCAAGCCGGAACTGTACGCCTATCTGCGCACCACCAAGATGACCGGCAACAAGATACAATTGTTGAATAAAGTCGAAATCCGCGTGGCCACGAACAACTACCGCGCACCGCGTGGACGGGCGATCGTCGCCGGCATCCTTGACGAGGTCGCGTTCTACCGCGACGAAGAGAGCGCCAATCCCGACACCGACACGTATATGGCGCTACGGCCGGGGATGGCGATGATGCCGGGATCGATGATCATCGGTATCTCCAGCCCGCACCGGCAGAAGGGCTTACTCTTTCAGAAGTTCGAGGACCATTTCGGCCAGGACAGTGACGACACGCTGGTCATTAAGGCCTCGACAAGATTGATGAACCCGCTGATCGACGTGATCGAGCCGGGCCTCATCGACAAGGCGATGGAAGAGGACCCAGATCGCGCCGCTGCCGAATATGGCGGGGAATTTCGCAAGGATTTGGCGGACTATGTCAGCCGCGACGTGGTCTATGCCAGCGTCACCAGGGGCGTGGCGCAAATCCCCTATGACGACATGCTGCGCGGGCGGTACGTGGGCTTTGTCGATCCTTCAGGCGGGTCACGCGACAGCTTCACCATGGCCATCGCCCATCTGGACGAAGAGACCGGCAAGGGCGTTCTGGACTTTGTCCGCGAGGAACGGCCGCCATTCGCCCCATCCGAGGTGGTCGCGAAATTCTGCGAGGAATTTCAGCACTACCGAGTATTCAAATGCCGAGGCGACCGCTACGCTGCCCAATGGCCAGTAGAACAATTCGCGATCAACGGTGTTATTTATGAGCAATCTGAAATAGTTAAGAGCGATTTGTACCGCGATTTCCTGCCCGCGCTCAATTCTCGCCGTATTCAGCTACTGGATCATACCAGAATGATCAACCAATTGCTCGGGCTGGAACGGCGCACGGTGCGCGGCGGCAGGGACAGCATCGATCACGTGCCGGGAGCCAACGACGACATCATCAACGCCGCCGTAGGCGCATTACTTCAAGTGGTTGGCGACGACAGGCTGGTCACGGTTCAGAAGTATCTGAAGGCTTTCGGTTAGACATCGCCTTTCTGCTGCATCCAAGGCATTGCAGTGCCGCAGCAGCACGCAGTGGTCGAGGATGCGATCCAACCGCATAACCTCGGCGTGCCAATTTCCCCCGTAGGGGGAAATCCAAACCGGGGGATTGTGATGACGCTGCGCGAGTGGATTGCTGAGTACAATTCGGCGGCGCTGACAGCGGATGGTTTCGAGGACGCGATCATCGGCATAGGCGAGCGCTGCTCACAGCCAATACTGGTGGTTTACGATATTGCTCGCTGCATCGAAATCCTCATGGCGCGCGACGGCATGTCCTACGATGACGCCTTCGAGTTCTTCGAGTTCAATACGCTTGGGGCCTGGATGGGGGAGATGACGCCCCTGTTCGTGTGGTGCAAACCGGATTGGCTTAGCGATCACACCCCTTAATTTCCCCCGTAGGGGGAAATTCCAACAGGACCAAATCATGCCGCTGGTGGACCAATACGGCAGGACCATCGACAGCCGCACGCCAATCGAGCGCGCGGCCGAGCGGGAGCGTGCCGAGCCGGTGCCGCCAAATCCGATCCGCCATGCCGCGCAGCAGAACGTCAGCTACGCATCCGAGCAGCATAAAACCCAGGACAGCTACCAGAACTACGTCAGTCACACCGGCTTTGGCACCGACAACGTCAATACGTTTGGCGGCTACGGGTTTTATCCGATCACGCGGCTGCGCATCATTCTCGACTGGGCGTTCCGCTCAAGCTGGGTGTGCAGGATAGCCTGCGAGGCTGTCGCCGAGGACATGACGCGCGAAGGCTTTGATCTGGGATCGGATGACCTCGATCCCGACGACGCGCAGGAACTGTACGGCGCGTTTGATCAGCACCACGCGATTTGGGATCGGCTCGCAGAGGCGATCACGTGGAGCCGGCTCTATGGGGGCGCTGGCATCTACGTGATGATCGACGGTCAAAAACCCGACACGCCACTGCGACCCGAGACGGTTGGACCGGGCCAGTTTCTTGGTCTCCTCCCGCTCGACCGCTGGCTGGTCCAACCGTCACTTAATGAACTTGTCACCGACAGGAGCAGCCCGGATTTCGGCTATCCGAAGTTCTACGTCACGGTTGGCGACACGCCGCTGCCGGGGAACACGCGGATACACCACACGCGCTTCCTGCGCTTCAACGGGGCGAAGCTGCCGTACTACCAGCGGCTCTCCGAGAACATGTGGGACATGTCGGTCTTGGAGCCGATCTGGGATCGCTTGCTCGCCTTCGACATGACCACGGCATCGACCGCGCAACTGGTCAACCGCGCGAGCCTCAGGACACTGGCGATCGAGAACTGGAAGGAAGTCGTCGGGACCGGCGGCAAACTTCTCGAAGCTCAGCTTCAGGCGATCGAATGGCTGCGCCGGATGCAGGTCAACGAGGGCATCTCGATCATCGATGTCAACGACCGCATCGAGTACGCGCAGTACACGTTCACCGGCCTGGATGCGGTGCTGATCCAGATGGTGCAGCAGTTGGCGGGCGCGCTGGGCATCCCGCTGGTGCGCTTCTTTGGCCAGTCGCCAGCGGGCTTGAACTCGACTGGCGAGAGCGACTGGCGCAACTACTACGACATGATCCGCACGACGCAGCAGCGCCGGCTCTACACCAAGGTCGATTTCATCCTCGATTGCGTCGCCCGCTCCCTCAAGATCAAGCTGCCGCAGGGGTTCACGTGGAGCTTCAATCCCTTATGGCAGCTTCAGGATGCGGAGAAGTCCTCGATCGCGTCACAGATCACGCAGACCGTGCTCAGCGCCTACGAGGCGGGCATCATGCCCAACAGCGCGATCGTCTTGAAAGAACTGAAGCAGCAGGCACAGAAGACCAACATCTGGACCAACATCACCGAAGAGGACATCAAGGCGGCCGAGAACGCACCGCCGCAAGTTCCCGGTATGCAGATGCCAGGGGCCGAGGGCGCGGGGATGCCGCCCGGCCCGCCACAGCCAGGGGCGCAACCACCGGCTGGGCCGCAACCCGATCAGTTTCTGCCCGGTGGCGCAGCGCAACCGTCTTCTGGACCGGTGGGCGAGGGCGATGCGTTCGGTGGTGGAGGGGAAGGACCGGATGAGCTACCGTCCCCCGGCGGCAATATTCGGTCCTTCCTTCCGCGCCGAGGTTTTCTGCCGGGAGGCGGCAAGCAGGACGCGGCGGCACCGGAGCCGTACAAGGCGCACGGCAAGCCGATCTTTCACGTCTACTACAACCGCGACAAGGATTTGCCCGGCAGGCAAATAAAGTTCATGGGGCACGACATCGTGGTCGAGCGCGAGAAGGGCGAGACCAGGGACGAAGGCTCATCCGAGGGCGCGGTGATGTCGGTCCCCTACGGCTATTTCCCCGGCACCAAGGCCAATGACGGCGACGCGCTGGATTGCTTTATGGGCGACGCCGAGGACAGCAACCGGGTGTTTGTGATCGATCAAGTCAATCCGGACACACGCGAATTTCACCAGCCCAAGGTCTTTCTCGGCTTCCGCACGGGCGAGGCGGTGCTCGACGCGTTCAACAAGTTCTACGCGGATGGCCGTGGGCCGCAGCGCTTTGGCGGCGGCAAGGAGTTTGGGTTGAAGGATTTCGCCAATTGGCTCGATCGGTTCCGCATCAAGGCTGAGGCCGGCTAATGTGGCTGACGAGGACCACAAAAGTCTTATCGGTCAGATACTGGCCTACGTCGATCGCCCGTGGCGGGTTATCGCGATTATCGTCTTGTTCCTTGTCGGCGGGGCCGGCTACGCGGTCTACCAGCAGCGCGAGGAAATCATCGAGGCGTGGCTGACACCGGACAGCGCCGAATTGAAGACGCACGATGTCGCAAGCGCGCTGGAAAAGCTCACCGAGGACACCGATGCCGATCTGATCCAGGTATGGGCGGTGGACCTCGGCAGCAATTCGCAGCGCTTCCTCGCGGCCCGCCGCAAGGATGGCGAGCGCCCGGTCATTCCTAATCCGCGCCGCCTGCCGGTGATCACCACCACCAGCGACGTGCAGGCGCTGGTCAATGTCTTGAACGGGCATCCGGCCTGCGGCGACACCGAGGGCTATCCTTCGCTCTTGATGCGGCGGCTGGCCGATCGCGGGATGAAGCGGGCTTGCGCGATGCCGATCCCGCCAAGCCCCGAGGCCTTTGTCGGCGTGATCTATCTCGCCTGGGAAAAGCAGCACGATGCAGGCGACGAAGACAGCGCGCTCTCTGCGGCGCGCGAGGTAGCACGGCAACTTGTCAAGCGATAGCCTTGAGGTTTCCATGGCCGAACTCGAGGACGACGATCCGCGACTGATAAAATCGGCCAACGAGTTATTGGCCGAGCTTCAGCCGTTTGTCGGCCGCCATTTCGACGCCGGCAATGTCGAACGGATTTGCGAACTGGTGCAGCAGCACCGGATCGCCTTCAAGCGCGAATACGGTGCCGAATTTCCACCGATGGTGCCCTTCGTCCTGCCGTCCTTGAAGTTCATCCACTTTGTGCGCGCCGATATCGAGGACGGCGAAATCCGCATCCAACTGCGCAATCTCTTGGTCCAGTTGAGCCGGCGGCGCAACGCGCTGCCGTCAGCGCTGGAAGTGGCCAAGGCGGTGAAGCAGTGCTGGCCGCGCTACCGGCCGCCGATCGAGGAGTTCCGCGCTGATCCGCTGATGCAAGAGAGGCTGCACTGATGGTCTCGATCATCATCCACGATCGCCATGGCCGATCACGCGTCATCGACGCGGGGGCACAAGGCTCGCAGGGGACGGTGGGGACTGCCTATGGCGGCGCTCCGCGTCATGCGGCGCGTGCGCAAAAGCCCCCCGGCATTAAGGCGGGCGGGTTTACCGTGGATCAGCCGCCGGTCCCGCGTCTGCCCGGTGCGATGGCGGGATCGACGCATCAAGCCGCTGCGCAGCAGCATGAGGCGCTGGCTGCGCATCATCAGGGACTGAACTATGGCGCACAGAACCCAGTGAGCCGCGCCCATGCCGAGGCCGCCAAGGCGCATAAGGCCGCGCACGGCCTCCTGGGCAAGCCGGGCTATAACCAAGCAGCCAACTGGGCGAATAGCGCGACTGAACACGCCGGCCGGCTCTCCAAGCCGCAGGATGCCGCGCCGCCCCCACCAAAGCCGCCGCAGCCGCGCATGGGACCGGCACAGACCGGCCCCGACATCAAGGCAGGCAGCAACCGGCCGATGCCCAATCCGCGACCGGCACCACAGCCCTATCGTGGATACGATGCTGTGGCCTCGCCAAGGGCCGCTGGCACGCCGCAACCGCCCAAGCCGCCTACACCGCCCAAACCGCCTTCACCCAAACCACCGCCCGCCGCTGCGGCCCCTAAGCCGCCTCCCCCGCCCCAGCCCAAAGCGCCGCCGGCTGCGCCGGCCCCAAAGGCCGGCGGTCATGGCGCGAACCCGGTCAATAGCGCGTTGCACGGTGTGGCGGGAGCGCTGCACGGCGTGCGCTCCGCGACCGAGACCGGGAACTGGCTCTTGAGCCTTCAGCAGGGACGGGTTGGCGATCAAGGAACATCGATCGGCGGCCGACGTGGGCAACAGCGCCGCCGCCATCTGAAGGCCGAGGACGAGGCCAAGACGTGGCGCAATTGGCTCGACGCATGGTTTCCACGCCGTACCCGCGTTACCGATACCCGCACGATCGATGAATGGTTCCACGATTTTGACGAGAGCAAAGTCAAGCGGGATCACGGCAGATTTGCCGAGCAGTCTGGTGCCAGCGAGACAGCGGAAGGCGGGGGAACAAAGCGGCGGGCGACCAACATTCAGGTCAAGCCTGGGACGCGCGCGCCGGGTCGCGGTGCGCAGCAGCCGCCCGCTGGCGGCGAGAAAGGCCCGAGCCAAGGCCAAGGCGAGAAGAGCGAAAAAGAGGAGCAGCAGCCAAAGAAGAAGGTCACCAAGAAAGAAAGTCCTGCGCTGAGCCTCCATCAAGAGGATGCGGAGATTACAGACGAAGAGTTCTATAATCCTGCCAATAAACATATGACCGAGGAAGAGGCGGAAGCTATCGCCGGTATTAGAGCTGAGCTGAAGGCGATCGAGGAGGAGCATGGCAATAGCAAAACAAGAAATATGAAGGATGGCGTCTATACGGAAGAAGCCAAGGCGCTGCATGAGAAAGCTCTCAGAGAAGAGGTGTTTCAGAACGCGGCTACGGCAAAACCGGCTCCCGGCGAGAAACCGCATTTTGTCATGCTGGGCGGGCGCGGCGGTTCGGGGAAGAGCATGTTCACCGAGGGCGAGCGCAACCCTGACGGCACCCGTAAGAAGCCGATGTTTGATACGTCGAAGTACGTCGTGATCGACAGCGATAAGATCAAATATGCGCTTGGTTCTAAAGGCTGGGACGTGGCGCTTTATCATGAGGAAGCGTCCGATTTGGTTGATGACGCGTTGGCGATTGCAAAGCGAGAGGGTTACAACGTGATCCTCGATGCGACGATGAAGACGATGAAGACCGCCCAGGCAAATCTCGAAGCGT